TCTTTTAATAAAATATTATGTTCCATCACCACTCCAATCTAATGATAATTCTTTCTTATCATTAAAAATATTCTGTTAATTGACCATTCTCATCCCATTCTTTGCATGCAGGTCCATTAGGATTATGTAAATCATCGTTATTATAATAACGTTGCATTTTTAATTGACCATTTGGATACCACTCTTGTAATGCTGGACCATTTTCATTATGAAATTTACCATCAATGTAAAATTCTTGGCATTTTAATTGTCCATTCTCATAGAATGATTGAGCTGCAGGACCATTAGGATTATGAAGTACATACTTTGGATTACGATAACCTACAGGTTTATTAGAATCAAATGATAAATTATCAGTGTAAAAACTTTCAGATTTTAATCTGCCATTCTCATAAAATTTTAATACTTTTTCCATTTTATTTATCCTTTTTAAATAAAGTTCAATTTGCATTAGTTGATATTCAGCTTCTGTTCTATCTACTAAATGTTTCATAAACTCATTAAAATTAGTAAAACCTAATCTACATCTAAGTTGCATTAATTCATCTGCTAAATTTTCAAATTGTTTTTTATTCATTACATTTCCTTTTTGTTGTAAAATTTCTGTTTCAAAATATTGTAAAATTGCTTGTAGAGTAGAGGCTCTTATACTGCAAGATTTAATATTAGTGTCTGGATACCAAATTAATTGCCATATTTCACATGTTTCAATACATTTGTTTTTTTCTTCTGGCAAAAAATCATCATCTTCTTCATTTATTATTTTATCAAATAATTCAATATCTTCCTTAGCAGAACAGCAATAAGTTTCACATTTCATTTTATCAAAATAAAATTCTCGTTTTGATAAATTTATCAAATTTTTACATCCTCTTAAATCTTCTTCTGATTCAAATAATTCTTTTGTTTCTGTATTTAAAAAATAAAACATTTTATTTCTCCTTTTTGTTTTCTTTAAAACTCTCTAAATTTATTCCATAATATGCATAGGTTTTAATCAAAAATTTGTGTTTTAAGATAAATTTTTAATTCTTTCAGTTTTTGATTAAATTCATTTTCTGAAATAGGATTTTGGTTCCAATAAATTTTGCGTTTAGTATTAACATATCTTTTTCCATACCATTTTTTATTTAAAATAAATGAAAAATCATCTTTTTCAGAATTATTACCATATGAAAAATAAGTTTCTTGAAAATAATAAATATCATCAATATTCCAACCAATATTTGGTTGTATTAAATCTTTAGTTAAATTACAATCATATTCCCTATTTTCAGACTCAATTTCATACAATTGATTTACTTGTTCCCAATAATTTTCATTAGTATAACGTTTCATTATCTTACCCACATTCTTATTTTTTTACCATTTTCCCATACTGATTTTGTTTTAAATCCAATTTTTTTAAGACATGAAGTTATTTCAAATTGATTTTTTTTCATTTTATCAATATCATTTACATACATTTTTCTTAATAATTCATTTTTATCAATTTTAATATCGTCGCCAACAGCCTCAATAACGTCTTGTAATAATAATAAATCAAGTTGTCTATTAGTTTTTACAATATTTTTATTAAAATTTTCTTTAACATTTAATCTAAAGTTCCATGATTTATTGTCTTTTATTAATGTATTGTAAAAGTTAATTATTGTATCTTCAATTTGATTAGCAATATCATTATTACATATTGCTAATTTTACAAAATAAAAATTATCTATTCCTTCATTATTCATATGAATATTTACTTTTAATGAACTTTTATTAATATTTAAACTATTTTCTTTATGAGCAATAATTCTATTTTCATAATTATTTGTTTGCCCTATGTAAATAATTCTTTCTAATCTTTTATCTTTAATTCCATAAATTGTTATTATCATTATTTTACTTCCTCAATAATATTTGTTAATTTCCAATTATTTATTGCATGTTGTAAATTAGTATTTCCTTTTTCAGTAATATTTTTAAAATAAGTATTATTACCTTTCTTTTCCAAAACTATCATAACTTCATTTTCTAATATTTCTAAATAATCTTTTACTTTAATTTTTCTAATACCAACTTCTTTTGCAATATCTTCTTTATTTAAAATGTTTTTAGATAAACATTCTAATACTTTTAATTTATTTTCTTCTTCAATATCTTTTTCAATTTGTTCATTATTAATTAAATTTAATTTAATACCTAATGGTAAACCAGTATTAATATTTTCAGCGCCACAATCGTCAATTGTCCATTTAATTCCAGATATTTTATCAACACATAATCTTTTTTTACCAACTTGTAACTCAACAGTTTTTGATTTATTATCGTAAGATAATGATATTGATCCTGATACAGCTGCAATATTACTACTTGATCCCTTAACTCTTTTTAGAGGATCGTCTGAGGCATTTTTTGCCTCATGTGCTAATAATATTATGCAAACATTTAACTCTTGAGCTACTTGCATTAAAATATCTAAACCAAATCTAGAATCGTCAGAATTAAAATCAGTGCCAGGACTACCAGCAATAAAGTTATCAATTATAATTAATTTACATTCAGATTTTTTAATTAATTGTAAATAACCTAATTTTAAATCAGGATCATTTAAATACAAATTATTTCTTAAATCTAGGTATTTTGGATTTTTTAATTGTTTAAAACAATCAAGCCCATAATGAACTTTATTAAAATAATGAACAGAATCTGTACCTAACTCATAATCAACATACAATGCATTTCCTGTTGTCTGGAAATCATATTTATCAAATACAGGTATATTATTTGCAAAGCAAAAGGCTAAATAAATACCAAACCAAGATTTACCAGCATTGCTAAATCCATTAAGGAAATAAACTCCATTCTCTCTTAATGTTAAGTGTTTATTAATCCAATTTATTTTAGGTTCTGGCATATGACTAAAATCTATGAAATTAAATTCAAATACTCTTTGTTCTTTTTTTTCTACAACTTCTTCTTTATTGAATCTTTTTCCAATATTTGCTAATTTATTTATTTTTTCATTAGCTAAACGAAATATTACATTTAAATTTTCTTCATGATCTTCTTGATCATATGAATTAATATTATTGATAAAGTTTTTTAATTCTGCAATACTATTTAATTTATCTAACTGATTTTCTAATTCTTTTCCCACTTTTACCGCCTTAAAAAACAAAAAACCCATTAAGTTTTAAGCAACTTAATGGGCGGTAAAGATTTTTTTTACTTAATGGGTTTTTGTTTAAATTTTCTATTTGCAACTTTACCGCCAAGTTTGAGTTGCTCATAATAATATGTCATGTCTTTCCCAGATTTCTTAAAAAAGAATTAAATAATTAAAAATAAAATAACGGTCCCAACACCGGTCCCAGAGTACACCGGTCCCATCGGTCCCAACACCGGTCCCGACATTTTTGAGCTTTCACAATCCAGCCTTTTTAGGCTGTAAAAACACCGGTCCCAAAAAATCCCTAGGGTATGGAACTTGGGACCGGTGTAAGGATATACTAATAACATATTGCATAGCTACGCTATGCTATATGATTATTGTTAGTAATATCAGGTTTTTTAGATTATTGTTTAAATTTTTGGGAACTGAATAAAAAATGAAACTTCTTTGTAAAGAAAATAAAGAATTTAACAATTGCGTTTTTATTTAACAACAAAAATAGAAATAAAAAAAGCAATAAAGGGGTAACCATTACCAAAACCTTTATTGCTTAATCTAAGGAACTGTCAATACAAAAAATAAACTAACTGTTCTAAAATATATCAATTACTACAAGACATACTGTCATATTTAATGTATGACACCTAAAATTAAATCAGCCATTCGTTCAGCCATGAGGAAAGCCTGGATGTGGTATTGCCCCAATAGAAAACTAATTCTATCAAAAAACAAAAAACTCCCAAACACATCCCTACCATTCATACACTACAAATGCTCAATTTGTAAAGAAGATTTTGCAACAAGGGAAATTAGGGTAGATCATGTTGACGCAGCAGGAAAATTTGATTCCTGGAAAGAATTCGGGGAATGGTGTGAAAGATTATTTACAGGCAAGCTCCAACTCGTCTGCATTTTTTGCCATAAAAAGAAAACAGTAATTGATAGAGCTAAAATGAAGAAAAAGAAATAATTTTTTTTCTTTTAAACTAATAATAAGGCATTCAATTATGAAAAAGATTAAAATAATAAATACAGATTTAATCAAAGAACAAGTAAAAGAATATTGCCCTAAACTATGTGACAATTATCAGTTTAAATTTTATGAGGTATTTACAGCTCCAGAATTATTAGATAATTGTAATGCAAATGATAATTATGATAGTTCTGAACAAAATGAATTATTAGGCGAATTAGCCGACTTACTGCTTATTCACATAGATAATGATTTAAATGCAAAACAAAAATGTGTAATAAAATTAATTCTTAAAAATTATAGTCAAGGGCAAATTGCCAATCTAATGCATGTATCCCAACCAATAATTTCCAGAATTTACATACAATCAGTTAAAATATTACGTAAATCATTATTAGAAAATAAAAAAACATTAAATATTCTATCTAAAATAGAAAAAACAATGTTTTAACATTGTATTTATTTGCCTAATTAGACTAATCAGGAAAGCGCTGAAAAAAATCTAATTAGGCACCAAATTACACGAACGGCACAAAATATGCAAGAATATCTAAACGAAATACAAGATATTATCTTATCTGATATTAAAAACATACAAAAACATCAAAAAGAAACAAGCGAGCTAGATTACCAAAATGCTCGTAAATTAATTGAATATTCAAAATTTCTATTTAAAAAAGATAAAGATACAAAAGACAATTCCAATTTAAACTATTCAGAAGAAGAAACACGAGCAGTTATCCTCTCTGAGTTTAAAAACATATTTAAAAATTTACCAGAGGCTGAGAAACAGGAACTACTCCAATCATTGACAGCCGAGGAAACAAAATGAAAATAACAGAAATTCCAGGCGTTAAATATCGCATGGCTGTAGAAACAGATATTCCATTTATTGTAACCTGTTGGAAAAAAGAAACATACAATGTATTTCCTAATTTCTTAATAAATGATAAAATTTATTACAAACATAAAGCCGAAGAAATAAATGAATTACTAAAAGAATGTAAAACAATTGTTGCTGTATCAGACACAGATCCAGATCAAATATTTGGATTTATTACATTTCAACAAAGATTAGATATGCTTTTAATACATTACATTTACATAAAAAATCCTGTTAGAAATTTTGGATTTGGCTCCAATCTTATTGGAATTGTAACAAAAGAAGAATTCCCTAACAATCCTAATATTTTAATTTCAGAATTACCAAGAAAAAATGCAAAAGAGTTTGTTGAAAAATATGGATTAAAATACCTACCATCAAAAATAAAACAAGGAAGTTAAATAAATGAAAGTAAAGAATAAAATAGAATTATCACGAATTGATATGTCTAAACCAATTAATGTATTATTAAATGGTGCAGTGCATGCAGTATTGTCGTTTAAGGTAGTTAATGCTGCAGATAAAGTAAATTTAGCTAATAATCAATGCTTATCAATTACAATTTTAAATGATCAATATGTTAAATTAGTATTTAGAAATAAAAAAATATCTGTAAGATATTGCCATATTTCAGCTGTTGAATCATTTGTTCCTTTAAAAGATTTAGAGCAAGAATAATTAAATGTCAAATGCAATAATAAACCAAATAATTAATAAAACAAAATCATCAACTAATTTTGTTGTTAATAATATTATTGCACAATCTTTTCCAGCACAAAGAGCATTCCTACTTTGCAAGGATAATAAAGTAGCTCATTGTGCTCGCCGTGCTGCAAAAACATATTCTGCCGTATTAGATTTAATAATAACAGGATTGACAATTGAGAATGCAGCAATGTTATTTTGTGGCTTGACATTTGATTCAGCAAAAAGAGTATTGCTAAAGCAGGTATTACCTAAAATAAGAAAGAATGTCCCAAATCTAAATTTAAAAGTAGTTGATAATGAAATTCATTTTGAAAATGGATCAATTATTTATCTAATGGGTTTAGCTAAGGATGAGCAACAATCAGCTAAAATTCTTGGAACATACTTCCATTTAGTTGTAATAGATGAGTGCCAAGATATGGTAAACATTGATCTTAAATGGGTTATTGACAATGTAATTGATCCTACACTTTTAGATGAGGGCGGGCGTTTAATTCTTACCGGAACATCTTGTGATAATATCAATACTTTTTTTTATGAACTTACTAAAAATGGACAAAATTCAGCTAATGAACATGGATTTGCTTATCATAAATGGCTCACATTCGACAATCCACATAATGCAGATAAGTTAAAAGCTAAATTAGAAAAAAGACTAAAATTCGATCCTAACTACCTAACATCTAATGAATATCGCCAACAATGGTTAGCTGAATGGATTGTGGAGCGTAATAAATTAGTTTACAAATTCCATCAACATAATTTTATTAACCCTGTCACTAACCAACCATGGGAATTACCAACAAATACAACTCTTACTTGGGTTTTGGGAGTGGATGTTGGGCACACAGATCCAGATGCTTATGTGGAGCTAGCTTATTCAGAATCTGATAAATATCTTTACATAGTTTCTGTATTTAAACAGGATAAGTTAAATACATACGAAACTGCTAATATCATTGATCATTATGCAAAACGTAGATATTATTCACAAATTGTAGTAGATGGTGCTGATAAAAAAGGTGTTGAATATTACAAAGAAAGAATTGGATTAAATTTAATTGCAACAGAAAAACGTGGAAAGTACGAATATCAGCAACGTTTTAATATTGAATTACAAAATGGAAACATAAGGGTATTGCCACAAGCCAAAGAAGCAATTCTTTCCGAAGCAAGTAAATTAATTAAAAATCCTAAAATGCCAAGAGATGATCATCCTAATTATCCAAATCATATTATGGATGCAACTTTGTACGGCTTTAGGTGCTGTTTCCATTGGCTTTTTGCTGATCCAACAGAGGATCAGGAAGCTGAATTAATATTAGAAAAAGAATTAATTAGACAGAAGAAACAAAAAACAACAATATTTGATAATTTGATAAATAAATCAAATGAACATAGAAAAGAAGATTTGTATGGACAATTACGAAAATTTGCCAACTCTTATTAAATTATTAAGAGAAAATAAAGTAAAAGAATTTAAAGACGAACATTATCATTTGGTATTTGATAGTAATACTGCGTTTATTGAAAAAACACATACTTCTTCTGTATCTTCTACCACTGCTACCTCTAATTCAAATATGTTTGATGAATTAATTGAGGAAGAGGAACAAGAGCAAGATAATGAAGAAATCACACCAGAAAATTTATTAGATAAACTTGGCTTAAGAGTAAGCTTTACTCCAATAGATAATAAATAATAGGAAATAATTAATGGCTAAAAGTTTTACTTACAAAAAAGTTACATTAGATCGTCATAAACCAGCTGATTCTTCAGAGTTTTTACATTGGTGGCAAGTAGATAAAAAAAAACCTGATGAAGTTGGAACTACTGTAGTTAATCAATTATTTTCAATAATTAGACGACAACAAGCTTCATTTGAAAATATGTTTTCATATGCTCGTGTCTATGAAAATCAAGACGGATTTATTGATTCTGTTGCTACTGCATTTGGTAGAGTATTTGATATTTCAACAGCTAATAAATCTTGGGCTAGTTCAGGTTTCACTTTCAACGGAATTTCCTCAACAATTGACTCACTTTGTGCTAAAGTAGCGAAATCAAAGCCAAATGTTAAACTTACTACAGCTGGAGGTGATTTTTCAGCCCAAAAAATAGCTAAGCAAATGAATAAAATTATGCTTACTACTTTTAAACGTTCAAAAATGTACAAAATTTCACCTACTATTTTCCGTGATGCTTGTATTTTTGGCACTGGCTGTGGCAGAATTTACCTCGAAAATGGTCAGCCATATGTTGATAGAGTAATATTTCCATTAGAAATATTTATTGATAGAAATGAATCGCGTTATGGATTACCAAAAGATATTTATTACAGAAAGCTTTATTCAAAATCTGTATTAATAGAAATGTTTCCTGACTACAAAGAGGAAATTAATGCGGCTCCAACTACATCAACATACAGAGGAACAATTCCAGATCAAATAGCTGTTGTTGAGGCTTTTCATCTTCCCCTACTAAAGGGCAAAAAAAACGGCAGAAGAGCAATTGTATTAGATGGTGGAACTGTAGTTTATGATGAGGTTTATGAAAAAGATTATTTTCCATTTGTTTTCATAAATTACAAAGATCATTTACAAGATTTCCAGGGACAATCAATGATTCAGGATTTGATTTTCCAGCAACTTGAACTTACTAAATTATCTAAAATGATTACTGTGGGACAAGAGGTAAATTGTGTCCCACGCATATTTGCACAACAAGGTTCAATAGCTTCAAAAAATTCTATTTATGACATAGGAATTGTTGAAATTAAACCTGGAGCTCCAATGCCTCAAGTTGTTACAGCTCCAGCCGCATCAGCAGATGTTTACAGATTTAGAGATACATTAAAAAATGAAATGTATGAACAATCAGGTGTATCACAATTATCAGCCGCTTCAGCCAAACCAGCAGGCTTGGAATCAGGCGTTGCTCTACAAGAATATCAAGATATTGAAACAGAACGATTTTCCCTTCAAGCTCAAAAATATCAAGATATGTTCGTTGAAGCAGCTAAAATATTTATTGATTTATTTAAAGACGAATATGAATCAAATAAAAACTTTACATTAAAAGTATTTGGAGGAAATACAAATAATTTCCTAGAAACAATTAAATGGAAAGACGTAAATTTAGATGAAGATGATTATGTAATTGAAGCATTCCCAGTAAGTCAGTTACCTTCTGAACCTTCAGCAAAATATGATCTATTAACTAAATTTATGCAATCACAATTATTAGATAAAAGCCAATTCTTAGCATTAATGGAGCTTCCTGATTTTGATAATTTCTATTCATTATCTAATGCAACATATGATAAGACAATGAAAGATATGGAAAATATCATTCAAAATGATGAATCTGTATTACCAGATATGCATATGGATCTATCATTTGCAAGAGTAATAGCACAATCTATGTATGTTCGTTGTACAGCTGAAAATTCAGAAATAGATCAGGATAAATTAGATTTGTTAGAAAATTACATTTCTGAATGTGATAATTTATTAAGGAAAGCTCAAGAGCAAGCTAATCCCCCTCAACCAGCTGCTCAAGCAGCTCAGCCACAACAAAATGCTCAGCAAACACAAACAGTAAGTTAAAAATAAAAAAAAACAAGGAAATAAGAAAATGCCCACATATGAGTATATTAATGTAAATGCTGCAGCTGCAGAAGCTGCCACTCCCACAGTTGCCGTTGAATCAAATGTAGCTGCAAATGCAACAGAAACAGCAAAAGATCCTGTAAATACGGAAACAGCTGTTAAAAAAGAATTGTTAACAAATCCTCCTGAAAAAGAGAAAATGTCCAAACAATTCGAAGCTTTAGCATTAAAAGAACGCAATATTACATCTAAAGAAAAAGCATTAAAAGAACAAATTCAACGTGTTGAAAAATTTGAAGAAATGCAAAAAGAATTAGAACATGATCCTATTGGATTTGTTTTGAAATACAGAAATATGTCTATTGATGACGCACTAGCTAATCATCTTAATGCCTCAAAAAATGGTCCGCCTAAAAAAGATAAAGTAGAATTACTAGAAGAAAAATGGGCACAGCTAGAAAAAGAAAAAGAAGAATTAGCTAAAAAAGCTCAAGAACAAGAAACTCTTAATAAAAAATCAGCTCTTGATAAACAAATTGACACTCATCTAAATGAAATTGTCAATTCAATGGCATCACATATTTCTACTAATAAAGATAATTATGAATTAGTATTAGCTAACGCAGATGAAGCTACTAAATTATTTAAAGATGAAGTTTTACTACATACTAAAAAATTAAATAGAGATCTTACAAAAGAGGAACATGTTTACATTTTAGATGCTGTTGAAAATTATTTATTAGATAATGCTAAAAAATCATTAGAAAAAGTTAAGGGAGTAAAGAAACTTGGATTAGTAAAAGAAAAAGAAGAAGAGAAACAATCAAGTTCTAATATTTCTTCATTACCAGCCAAAAAAGCTCCTCAACTAACAAATAATACTGCATCAGCTCCAGTAAGATATCAACCAAAACCAAAAGATAGTTTTGAGGAACATAAACGAGCAATGGCAGAAAAATACAAATCTTCAAAACTTACTTGGTAATAAATTAGAAAATAGAAGTTATTAACTTGTATTAATTTAGACAGAAACCGAATAGCCATCATAGACGCTTTTAAATATTAAATAAATAATCCGAATAGTTGACAAAATCGAAAATAAAACAATTTAAACAAATAAGAAGATTAATTTAAAAATATTTAAAAGGATATTATACTATGACAATGGATCAGGTTTCCATTGAGAAGCTCTTAAAAGAGACTTTTCATTTCGATTATGTTAGAGATTTATTTTTGGGTGACAGCCCATTCTACAATAAATTAAATAGGGATACAAAAGGTGGTGGTGAGGACGTTATTCGTGCTCCATTACGTTTCGGTCCTTCTGGTGGTCAGTCTTGGGATATTGCTGACGCTAAAAAAGTTGCTTATGCAAATAAACCAGCTACTTCAGCGTTTTCAGTACCTTACTTAGAGTACAATCACTGGAATACAGCAACAGACAGAGCACTTCGTGTTGCACTCAAAAAAGGTCCAGAGGCATTCATTGCTGCAATGGATCTATTACTTCAAGACTTATTCTATTTAGAGAGACGTTGGCTTTCAATTGCTCTTTTCAAAGATGGTTGGGGTACTATTGGACAAATTGCTGCAGGCTCAGCTGTCAACTCAACTACTCTATTATTAGAGGATGTAAATGATGCATTAAATTTCGAAATTGGTCAGCAATTAGAAGTAGCTACTGCAAAAGGTGACGCTGCTAAAGCATTAGGCTCTTCAAATAATGGTTTAATTGTAACTGGAGTAGATACATTTAATGGTGTTCTTACTTTTGGTTTCAATGTAAATGACGCAACTAATGGTATTCCTACTATTGCTGCAGGCGACTTTATTTATCGTTTAGGTGACGCTCAAGCTGATACCTACACTGCTCCACAAGGCTTAGCCTCTTACCTCACACAAACTGACTTGTCAACTCCATTCATGGGTGTTACTCGCTCACAAAACCCACAGCGTTTAGCTGGCGTTTTCGTTGATGGTAATGGTATTCCACTTGTTGAGGCTCTTAATAGAGGAGCTGTAGAAGCAATTAAATATGGTGGTAAACCAGACACTTGCCTTGTATCACATGATACCTACCAAACCTTAATTAATGCTAATGAAGGCAAAGTACAAGTATTACAACATGGTCCAGCTAAATTCGGCTTTTCTACCGCTGTATTAGATACAGCTCGTGGACAAATTGAAGTAATGCCAGAAATTTGTTGCCCTAATGACAAAATGTACATGCTCCAAATGGACTCATGGAAACTTGTTACTGTTGGTGACGAAATGTACAATGTTGGTACAGATGTTGGTGATAGTTTGAGATTACGTTTAGATCCAGATTACAATATTTGGACATTACGTCACTCATTCCTTGGTAACGTTGTTTGCGATGCTCCAGGACATAATACTGTAGTTACAATTGGCGCCGAAGTTTAATTTTTTGTTAGCGAAAGGAGAAAATCTATGGCTAAACAAAGAATAGGTGAAGTGTTGTTAGGGTACAATTTACGTACCATGGGTGGTTGGACAGATGGCTACTTACAATTTTCAAATACTGAAGCTGATGGGTATGTAAATACTGCTGCTTCTGTATTAGATAATTTAGAAGTAGAAGGTGATGGCTCAGGCGTTTACACATTTACATTTAAGAAATTATTTCCTAGAGTGTTAAGTGTATCAGCTTCTCCTGTATTAACATCTGCAGCTGCTCGTAAAGTAGATGTAGTTTCATTTTCACAGACAGGATTTGTGCTCAGATGGGCTAATAGCTCTTCAGGCGCAGCTACTCACCCTTCTGCTGTAGATGGAATAACATTCCACATAATGTTCCAAAATTCTATGGTGAATACGGATGGTACTTATGGAAATGGATAAAGATAAAAGAAAATCTTCTTTAGCTATTTTAATAGGGAAACCTTCTAAAATGGACGAAGAAGAAATGGAAGAGGAAAGCGAAGAAGAAGAGGATGAAGAAATGGGACTTGATGTTGCAGCCGAAGAAATATTAGATGCTGTAGCAACAGGCGACAAAGACTCCCTCAAAACTGCTCTTAAATCTTTCGTTCGTCAATGTTATTAACAAATAAACAAAAAGCTCGCCTTAATAAAATTTTATTATGTTTTTTTTTTAATTTAACTGTTTTCCATAATAAAACTTTCTTTTAAGGCGAGCCTTAAATTTTATGAGCACACTAAATGATCTTGTTACAGTTGTACGTTCACGCCTAAATATCCAAAACGGCATAAGAACAATTACAGACGAAAATATTCGTTATGAATTAAATCGCTCATTAAAAGAACTTTATGAATTAGTAATTAATTCTGGAGAAACTTGGAATGTAAAACGTCTTGATTTTTCAATTACAAATCAAGCTGTTGGTGTCAATGATGGCTATCAATTACCTTCTGATTTTTACAGATTGCTGCGTGTTGATCGTTGGTATGCAAAAGCACAGGCATATGCCTACACCCTCGAAAGAATAAATCTTAGAGACGAAACCATCTACACAAATTCTTATTACCAAGCATATTCTAATTATTCTTATTCTGTAAATACATTTAAATATTTATTAGAACAAGAACATGATGGTTATTATTATTTAAGAGTTTATCCTCCTGCAAATAGACAAGGAGAATACAGAATAATTTATTATCCACAATTGTCTGATTATGCTCCTACTGATAATGTATTAATTGGAGCTGCATCACAAGACTGGACTGATTATGCTATTACTGACACTTGTATCAAAATTGCTAACTCACTGGAAACAGACGTTACAGTATTTGTAAGACAAAAAGAAGAAATAAAATTAAGAATAACAACAGCAGCAACAGCTCAAGATCAGCAATTTGCTCAACCTCCTCCAATTCGCACATCTTGGTGGACCAGAGGTAATAATGGAGGCAGAGGTGGAGGGATAGGATGGTAAAGCCATTCACTAAAATATCAATAAAAGATAATGACAACATAAATTCTGTTGTAAATAGATTACAAGATAATGTATCAGATTCTTTTAAACCTATTTTATCTAATAAGTTATTGGATGGTACAATTGTACAGGTAAGCTTACAAACAAATGTAGATCAAAATGTAGCTCATGGCTTGGGACGTCCATATGTTGGATTTATTCCAATATTAAAAAATCAGCCAAATATTGACATTTGGCTTTCTAATAGAGAAAACAATCAAAAAGATAAAATAATAATAATAAACTCTACAGGAAACGTTCAAGCCTCTATTTATTTTTTTTAAGGATCATTAATGGCATACACATTCACTCTACCAACTATATTTGTTACTCCAGATCCTACTTGGGCTCAAGAACTAAATGAGGCTATTCAACAAATTGCTGATAATAGATATGAGGGGTCTGAGGGTCAGGCAGATAAGCTTTCACAAGATTCAATATTAATTAGTGGAAATGTAGAATTTAATAATAATGCAATATTAGAAGCTTCTTATTTACAATTAGTTCCACAAACACCTCCATCTGTATTAAATTCAATATTTCCAGCTGCAAATGGCGATTTGTATTACACAAATTCAAACAATGTGCAGGTACAGATTACAAATGGAACACAATTAAATCAAACAACTGCAACTGCTTCTAAATACGAAGTAACAAATGTAACTACAAATATTTCAATTCTTAATACAGACACATTCACTTATCTAAATGTTTCCACTGCAGCTGCAAGAACTATTTTCCTTCCTGCTGCCTCCTCTGTTAATGCAGGTAGATTTTATTACATTAAAGATGCTACAGGGTCAGCCTTCACAAATAATATTACAATTGATCCTGCAGGAGCTGACACAATTAATACAGTTGCAGCAAATAAATTATTAAATAAAGCTTTTGGAACATGGCTCCTAGAATCTGACGGAACATCTAATTGGAACTTATCTTACATGGCTAATCAAGACATGCAAGATGGAACATTTATTTCTTCTGCCATTACAATGCAGGCAAATTCAGCTCAAGCAATTAATTTAAATGTTGGTACTGCATCATTATCAATTTCAGATATTGGATCAAATGTATCTATTACATCAAATTCACATGAATTAACAATATTAGCATCAGCAATGACATTGCAAACATCTGGAGCTGTTCCTGACATAATTTTAGATGCTGCAAGAGACATAATTTTAGATGCTGCAGATGATGTAACCCTTATTGCTGCAGATGCTATTACATCAACAGCTACAACCACAAATACATTAGCTGGTGCAACAGTAAATATTACAGCAACAGGTGATATTAATATTACTGCAACAGATGATGGCTATCTTACAGCAACAGATGATGTATTTATTTCTGCTGGAGACTCTTGCAACTTATCAGCTACGTCTTTTGAAATTACTACAACAGGAACTGCTGCTGTAAATTTAAATAGTCCAATTAAATTAGCAAATACAGGTAGATATTGTTTTAGACGAATATTATCACAAGATGCTAATATGAATTTATCACCAGCTGATGGTAATATTATGTATGTATCATCATCAACACTATCTGCAGATCGTACATACACAATTGTTGAGGCTTCAAATCCACAAACTGGTGATAATATTTTCATATCTAACTTTTCTGCAACTAGATCAATTGTCGTTAAAGATCCTAATGCAGCAACAATAACAACACTAGGAACACAACAAGCAGGATTATTTGTTAGAGGAACATCAGCTAGCTCTTGGATTTGTGTTGATAAACATGCTGTAGTAGCAATTTAATAAGGAAATTATGACAGGTTTAAGTTGGCAACAAGTAGTATTTCCATTTGGTAGTGGTATTAATACATTCACTCATCCTACCCAATTGCCAATTGGAGAATTTGTCACGCTCGAAAATACAATTTGGAACCAACAAGGAGCTCTTTCAAAAAGAAATGGCTTTACTAATCTTTCAAATAATATTCTTGGAGAAACTAATAATATTAATTCAGCCATTGCTTCAGCCATCTATGATGATAGAGACTTACTTCTTTTTGATGTAAATAATGTTTATTCATATCTTGCAGCTCAAGATAAATGGCTAAACAGAGGGACATGCACATCTTTAAATATTGATCAAAACTCAATTCTAAATACTTCACTTCAAATATCAAATGTAAATATTGCTACTAATAATTCTAATAACGTAATTTCATATGACAGATCTGATAATACAGTAGGATATTCAATAATTGATTCAGCAACAAATACAATTAATTTAAATAATAAAACAATATTAGACGCAAATGCTAACGGAAACACATTACCATTAGTATTTGGTAATTTATTTCTTATTCTAACATCATCAGATGACGGCAGAGTGTTGGCAACAATTCTAAACTTTACTAATCCAAATAATGATCTTACTCAAACATTAATAGCAACATTATCAACAACAAATCCTCGTTACGATTCTACAGTTTATGATGGCTATCTTTACATTGCTTACAATTACAATACAGATGATACAGTTTATTTAAATAAATATGATACAAATTTAGCTCTATTATCCTCTTCCAACCTATCTACAACAAATGCGGCTAAGGGACTAAGACTATTTTCTGATCCAAATAACAATCTTTCTATTGCTATTATTTCATCTACATCAGAATTTACATTAAAAACACTCCTACCTACACCTACATACACTTCAGATCCTATTACTCTTACTACAAATGTTTCACATTTAAATTTAATTAATGTAGACAATACAACTGTATTCTATTTTGATGATAATGATACAAATTTAAATACAAAAGAAATTTACACCCTAACTGTAGATTATGCCACCACTGCATTATCCTACACCTCATTTATTAAATCAGCAGCTATTTCATCAGATCCATTTACATTTTCTGACAGACAATATTTTGCTATTGATTATTTTTCAACACAACAACCTGTAACATTAATAATAAACAATTTAGCAGAAATAGTTGGTAAATTAAATTACACATCTGCTGCAGGAACACGTTCAGATTATGCCTTACCTTCAAATGTAATTTTATTAAATGATAATTACATATTAGGATCAGCCAAATTCAATCAAATTATTTCAGAGAATAATAAAATATTTGCTAATCCTGGAGCAATTACAATAACACTATCATTTACATCTAATTATCAAAATGTAATGATGAATAAATCACTTTACATTACAGGTGGAATTGTACAGCAATATGATGGAATAAACATAGTAGAACAGGGGTTTAATTTATTTCCAGAAACAATATCATATTCAGTATTGACAGATGGAGATATTCCAAATGGAACATATCGTTATCAATTTACATATGAATGGATAGATAATAATGGGCAAATTGTACGTTCTGCTCCTTCCTCAGGCACAACAATTGTAATTAATAATGGCTCAGGGTTCGGCAATGTTTTATTTACCCTACCTTGCATATCATTTACTAAAAAAGATAATGTAAGAATTGTTGCATACAGAACACAAGAACTAATATCTAATCAACCACAACTCTACAGAATTACCTCAGAAACTAATCCTGTTCTTAATGTTCCAACAGCTTTCACTACTACTTTCACTGATAGTAATACAGATGATGATATTATTACTAATAATATTCTTTATTGCACAACTACAACAGATGATACATTAGTAGAATTAGAAAATTTTCCTACTCCAAACTCAACTATCATCACTGCATTTGGTAATAGATTATTTACTGGTGGTTCAGAAAATAAGAATCAATTATTCTATTCTAAAACACTTGTGCCAACAGAAAATCCTGCCTTCAATCCTAATTTCTATTTAGATTTAGTGGCTCAGGGTGGACCAATTACTGCACTATCTGTTCTTGATGATGCATTAATAATATTTAAAGAAAACTCTATTTATTATCTTTCTGGGGCAGGACCAACAAATAATGGACAACAAAATGATTTTAATGCTCCAACTAATATTACATTAGACGTTGGATGTGTTAATGCAAATTCAGTAGTTCTTGTTTCTTCACTTGGTATTTTCTTTCAATCAAATAAAGGAATTTACCTATTAGACAGATCACGAACAGTAAGTTACATAGGATATCAAGTAAGACAATACAATAATGTAGATATTGTTTCCGCAGATCAAGTAGTAGGAACTACTCAAGTTAGATTTACTACTTCTGATAGTAATTTAATTTATTATGATTATTTTCAAAAACAATGGGCAACATTCACTAATCATAGAGCTGTTGATGCAGGAATCTATTTAAATAAATATTATCATATTACAGATAATGGAATTGTTCATTTAGAGAATGATAGTTTTATTGATAATAATACAGATATTTCAATGAGAGTGAAAACTGGTTGGCTATCTTTCAATCAACTTCAAGGCGCACAAAGAATTAATTATTTCTTTTTATTAGGAGACTTCCTTGGACATCATTCATTAACATTTAATATGTATTTTGATGGTAGTGTAGTTCCAAATGATACTGTCACTGTAAATACAATAGACATTATTGATCAGAGTATTTATGGAGAAAATGACATTTATGGAGAAAATGGAATTTATGGTGGGACATATGAAGGTGGAGAGCAGTGGAAAATATTCCCAGCAATTCAAAGAATGCAAAGAATGCAATTAGAAATAATTAGTAATGATCTTACTCCAAATGCAGCTCTTAATTTTGTAGCTTTATTATTTAAAGTAGGAGCTAAGAATTCAGCTCAAGTTACTGATAATCGTCAGCAATAAGCATTAAAATGTATTTATTAGCATAAAGGAAAATAAAATATGGGATTGTGGGATAGCATAAAAAATACAGCTAGCGACGTTGGTGGCTGGGCTAGTGATGCAGGTAGTTGGGCTGTAGATCAAGCTAAAAATACTGGTGGAGCTATTGCAGAATTGTATGTAGATCCTATTGGAACAATAATGGGAGATGATGAGGGTCCTGGTGTTTTAGGCACAGGTCAGGGTTCAACTGATAAAGTAAGTTTAGATCCACTTATCCAATCAACAGCTGCAACAAATACACAATTAGCTGCTCAATTTGGTAATTATGATGCTTTAAATACAGAAGCTGGTAGGCTATCTGATAAAGCTGGAGTAATGGCTGCAGCTGCAGGGCAAAGAAATGCTCCTACAGCAAATTCTGCTACATTAGCTCCAGCACAAACAATTAATGCAGCAACAGCACAAACAACACAAGCTCGTGCCCCAGCTCCTGTTCAGGGGCAGACAATGACGTCAGCCCAAATGCAAGCTGTAACAGCTGGTGGTCCTGCTCAAGCAACATTTTCTAATTTAGCTCCAACAGCACAAGGAACAGCTGCTACCTCACAAGCAGCTAATGTAGGTAGAACAGCAACTGTAGCTCCAACAACATTAGGACAAATGTCAACAATTGATCCTAATGCTAATAAAGGACAAATTGCAACAATAGCTCCAACACAAAATGTAGCTAGAGTAAATGTAGCTCCAGCTGCACAAATGAATTCTGCTCAAATTGCTCCATTATCACAAATGGATGCTGCTGATATTGGTAGACAAGATGAACAATTCCGCACACAACAAGCTACCCTATCACAATTATTAGAACAATCAGCTCAGGGACAGGGACCATCTGTTGCCGAAGGAACATTAAATAGAGCAATGTCACGTAATCTTACAGACAGAATGGCAGCAGCTGCAAGCTCTAGAGGTAGTCAAAACATTGGATTAATTAATAGACAATTAGATCAAGGACAATCTTCTGCCAATTTCTTAGCTGCTCAAGAAGCTGCACAAAATAAAATTAAAGAAACATTATCTGCAAGAGAACAATTAGCTGGCGTTACACAAGGAGCTAGAGCTGCAGATATTCAGGTAAATACAGCACAAGCTCAATTAATACAAGATCAACGAAGAGCGAATATGGAAGCGCTCAACACTGGCAAAATGACTCAAGCTCAATTTGATCAGGAGGAAGCAAGATTAAATCAAGCTGCAACAAATGCTCAAATAGAACAACAAGCAAATATTAATCAACAATCTGCAATAACAAATGCTCAAGCAACAAATCAAAGAGCGACAGATCAGGCTAATTTAGCACAACAAGCTTATTTACAAGATCAAAGAACAATTCAAGAATCTTTAATAGCAAATCAAAATGCTCTTAATAATGGAACAATAACACAAGCTCAATTTAATCAAGAGAAAGCTAAATTAGATGCAGCTGCATTTAATGCTACTAATCAATTAAATGCTCAAATGCGCCAACAAACTTCATTAGCAAATGCTGAGAACACACAACAAACTTCTTTGGCTAATGCTCAAATGACAAATCAACAAGCTGCAATTCAGCAAGCTCAACAAAATCAATTTGCATTAGAAACAGCTCAACGCATTGATCAAATGAAACAATTCAATGCTTCATTATCACAAGAAAAAGCAAGATTAGATGCTGCTGCTGAAAATGCTGCAAGAACAAATAATCAAGCTGAATTAAATAAAATATTAATGCAAAGACAAGAAATTGAAACACAAGTAGCATTAAATAATGCAGCTATGCAAAATGAAACAGCAAAATTCAATGCAACACAAACACAAAACTCCTCTATTTTTAATGCTACATCTACAAATGAAGCAGCTGCAAGACAAGCAGCAATGCAACAAGAGGCTAATTTAGCTAATTTATCAGCTGATGTTTCTTCACAAGCAAATAGAGATAAATATGTTTCTACATTATTAGGACTTGAACAATCTGGATTACAAACACAAGGTAATTTACTTGGTAATCAAGTTGATACAACACAACAGCAACAGCTAAACAATCAAAACCTATATCAATTATTAACTAATTATGATCTAGGGGCTGAGGGCTTACAACAAGATTATTACCAAGGTGCCGCAGATAATAGAACAAGTATGGTTAATACAGTTGTAGGCGGAGTCCTTAATTAAAAAAGAGAATTAAATGGTAAATAAAAATACATATGATAATTTATTAAATAGTGGATTATTAAAACAATCTACATTAAATTTATTAGCTCCTGAAACAACACCAGAAGAACAAGAAGCTGAAGCAGGAATGTACAACACAGCTGTAAATCCAACTCCTAATTTTATTAATCAAACCCCTGTTGTTGGTAAGATTCAAGAGCCATTGGCTATGCCTGATTTTAGATTGGCGTCTAATGATCCAGATTACACAACTCCAGCATCAGCCTATCCTAAAAGATTTAAGACAGATGATGAAGTAGATAATGAAGGAACAATTCAGGGGACACGCCCAGAGCAAAATAAAGAAATGCCTGCATATGATGAATATGCAGGATCAAATATTAGAGAAACACCTGCAGAAAAGGCTCAAAAACAATCAGAAAAAGCAGAATCAGATCTATCATCTGCAGAACAAAATTACAAACAAGTAGAAGATGCTGTAAATAATTCTAAATATCTTTCTGATGATGAAAAGAAAGAAGCATTATCTAATGCAAGAGCCAAAGTAGATGGAGCATCAGCTAAAGTAAGACAGCAATCAGAATCAGATAGTTTAGTAGAAATAAATAAAGAAAGACAAGCTGCAGGATTAGCTCCTGTTACTCCAAAAGAATCTATTGAACAACCTTCTACCACCTCTAATAATACTACTACACAAACAAAACCAAACACCCCTCCAACAGGATCACAACAAAGAGCTTCAAGATTAGAACAATTTAAAAGAGATAAAGATCTTATTAGAAAGCAAGAAAAAGAATTTTTGTTTGGAAATAAAACACCAGCTGTAGTTAAATATTCTGATCAAGATAAGATTGCAATGCAAACATATGGACAATTGCTTGCAGATAATAAAATATCACCATTTACATATGATCAGTTATTAAATAAAATTAAAGAAAATGCTACAATAAAACCAGAAGTAGTTCAAAAAGGCTTATTTGATCGTAAATCAGAAATACTAACACAAGAAGCTGAGTTAGCAAGACAAGATATTAAAGAAAGAATTGATCTAACACAAAAACAAAAAGAATATGAATTAAGCAGAGTGGATGGAATTGAGAAGCTAAATAAAATAAGATTAGCTGATGAAAAGAAAATCTTAGATGATGCTAAAAAATTAAATGATAATCCATTAGCAGAATTCCAAAAAATGTCTGGTGGCGAAAAAGCATTAACAATAATTTCTGGTATTCTTACAGGAGGCTTATCATTAGCTCTTCTTTATGATCATTCAAAAGATATTTTAGCTACACGTAAAAAAGAAGCTTATGGATATTTTGATAAAATAAAACAAATGCATGAAGATGAGCGTCAAGGAGAATTAGCCGTTCATGCAGCCAAATTGAATTTATTTAAATTAGCAGCAGATGAACAAGCTAACAAACTAGCATCTAAAGGTATTGATGTAACAGAAAAGAAACAACAATTAGATAATGAATTTGCTAAAATGCAAGCAGATATTCAAATGCAATATGACGCTCTTGGCGATAAATACACAGATTTATTTGCAGCAAAAGGCGGAGGCAGCGGAGCTAAAGGATTAGAAAAACTAACATCAGGATTACAACAAGCTGGTAAAGACGTTGCTACATCAGGAGCTAATAAATTTTATGTATTAGCTGATACAGCTAAACAAACAGCAAAAGAAATGAGAGATGCTGGAATTAGCAGATTACCATCAGTATTTACAGATCCTTCTTCATTCATGGGAGAAAAAGTAAATACTCCTGCACAAAATAAGGCTCTTACTTCAGTAAGAAAACTAGCACAAGATTATTTAGTAGCAACAACAGGCGCAGCATACACAGATGATCAATTAGAAGGAACAATGGAATTATTTGGTAGAAGTCCAGAAGCAATGGATCGTGCTGCACAAATGTTACTTGATCAAGCTAAAAAGACAGAAAATGAAGCATTATCTGGCTACTTACCTGATGTAAGAGAAGTAAGAGAAGCGAATAAAGCTGAAATTGCAGCAAGAAATAAGCCAGCACAAAATAATATTCCAGCTCCTGATAAACGTCCAGCAAAATAAGGAAAATAAAATATGGATTTATTTAATCCAACAACAGGAGAAAAGAAAACATTTGAAGATCCAGCAGAGGCACAACGTGCTATTCTGAATGGCACATACATGCCATTAAAAAATTCAATGGTTGAATTAGTTGATCAAGATGGTAATGCAGCAGGAGCTTATTCTTCTTCAAGATTACAAGATGTATTAAGATCAGGATCTGTATTCTTACCTGATGATAAAATAGCACGTAAATTATCTTTACAAAGAGAAGTTGAAGGTAAAGAAGTAGAAACAGGATTATTATCTGCAGCTGATATGGCAGGCTTTGGATTGCCTACAGCTTTTGGCATGATTGATGAAGAAAGATTAGATGCAGCAAGAGATTTAAATCCTATTGCAGCAGGACTTGGTGATGTTGCTGGCGTTGGTGCTCAATTTGGATTATCCGCTTTAACAGGTGGAGCTTATGGTGGATTTGGTGCTGCTGCAAGAGCTGGTAAGGCTGTTCAAACAGGAATTACAGCAGGAAGAGAATTAGGAGTATTAGGAAGAATTGGAGCTAAAGTAGCTGGTGAAGCAACAGAAGGATTAATTGCTGGAGCCCCATTTACATTAGCAGAGGGTGTTAAAGCTTTTAATGATAATCCTAATTACACAGCAGAAACAATTGCTCAATCTGCATTAATGAATGCAGGTTTTGGAGCATTATTAGGTGGAACAATACAGGCTGGTAAAGAAACAGTAAAAGGATTAAGTAAGGCTTTATTTAAAGGGACAGGGTCAACGGCTGAAAATGCATTTGTTTCTTCATTAGCTGGTAATGGGCAAGAATCTAATGTAAATAAATTTAGAAAACTTTTCAATGACAATCATAATCCTTATTCTTTTTTCAAAGAAAATGATTTATTAAAGAAATTTAATGAATCAGAAACTGAATGGCTAGAAAGATTGAAGATAAAGACAAATGAAGTTGGAGCTGAAATTGGTAATGTAATTGATAATAGTAGTGAATTATCTGATAAGATAAATAAAACTAATTGGGAAAATTATGTATTATCAAATAATGTAAATTTAGATCAAAGAGGATTTAAAAATGCATTTGGAGATTTTTTATCTACATTGTCAGGAACAGAAAAACAATTTGGAATAAATGATTTAGAAAAAAATCTTTATGATAATGTTCTTACTCCATTAAAAAAAGGCGGAGCTGGCAAATCACTCTATCGTCAAGCTAAAGTGAAGATAGATGATATTGTTGATAATATTAGAAATAAAGCTATTGATGAGTTTAGTGATGTATTAGCTGCTAATAATATTAGTAGAGCTGAAGCAATGGATATTATTAAACAGTACAATCCTAAATTATCAATAAAACAATTACAAAATGAACAACAAGTATTAAGAAATTATTCAGAACGCTTTAAGGTGGAGCCAAGTTTAATACAAGAAGAGCTTAATACTACAAGAAATATTGTAAATGATTTTCGTGATGGAATGATTGATGATTTAGGGCAAGAAATAGGTTCTGCAGAATTAAAAGAATTAAATAGACAATATCGTACCTTATCTACAGCAAATGAAATGTTAGATAAAAAGATTGGTAAATTAATGAATAACCGATCTTTGTCATTAACAGATAATATTTGGGGTGGGGCACAAGGGGTATCTGGAGCATTATTAGGTGGACATTTTGGAGCAATTGCTGGATTAGTTGGTAATTATGCTACAGCTGGAATGAGTGCTTTTACAAATAAATTCTTAAGAGAAAATGGACCAGCATTAGTAGCAAGATTTGGAGATAATCCAAGAGCTTTGTCTGCTGTAATATCTGATGCTTTTGTTAATACAAAATTAGCTGGTGTAGCTAATGTTCTAACAGGTAAAACAGGAAATCTTCCTAAAATTGTAAAAACAAATATTCCTAATTCTTTATTTGATATTTTAAAGAGTCAAGGAATTGATGTTGATAATACAGATGGAGAAAATAAAGAAGTAAGTGCTTACAATACAATACTTACTGGATTGTCAGATCCTGATAGTCCATTAAAAAATCTATTTGATAATTACAAAACTGATATGCCTAATGTTGCAGCTGCTGGGTTAGAACAAGAACAAAGAATAATTAATTATTTAGTTTCTAAACTACCTAAAAATTCTTTTGCAACCCAACCTTTTGCTCCTAAATTTAATCCTACAAAACAAGAAATAAGAGGTTTTACTCAAGCATATCAAGTAGTTAGTGATCCTACAATTGTATTAGATAAATTAGCACAAAACAAGCTTACTAAAAATGATGTAATAACATTAAAAGCAACATACCCAGCTATCTATCAAAAGATGGTAGATAATGTAAAAGCTGCTGGATTAGAAAAGAATTACAAATTAAATAATGTAAGAAAACAGCAATTAGCATTATTATTAGATGATCAAGCTCCTACTAATTTTTATGCAGGATTAGCTGCAAATCAAGCTGCATATTCTAATAATGATAAGCAAGAAGAAATGACACAAAGTGGAGCTAGTAAAATAAACAATATCCCACAACAAGAGCAAATGGACATTACAAGAATTACTAATTCCTAATGTTTTTAAAATGTATTAATTAGACAGGAAATAAGAAATGAGACAAAACTTCACTGATAAAGCAGAAATATTATTAGATGGCTATTTAGCTGCATCACAAACCACAGTGTATTCTGCTTGGTATGATGTGTCTAAATTTGATAATTTAGGAATACATATTTTTGCAACAGGGACAATTACAGGTACAGTGACAGTAGAAATATCTAATGAAGAGAATGAACTCACTGTAAGATATCGAGCTAATGGTGGATTAATGCCACGAGAAGTGACGCCACAATCTACTCCCATTACTACTCTTACTCATTTTGTTTCATTAGGTAATGTACAATCTTTTCCTAGTGGGTTGCCAAATGCTGATGGTTATTCTGCTGCAATTTCTGGAGCAACAGAAAAATTCATAAATATTCCTTACATATCATGTGTTTGGGTAAGAGTGAAGTTTGTTGGTACGCCTGGAGCTGGAAATACATTATCAGCTCGTGTAATGGGCAAACATATTGGTAGATAAATAAAAACAATACAAATAAAATTTATGTCATATGCCAAATTTCATTACACAGAATCCATATTTATTAGCTCCTGTAAATACATATGCAGATTTGCGTAATGTTGCGCCTAATTTTAATAATGGTGCAAATCAAATAATCATAACAACATGTAGAGAAACAGTTGGTGATGGTTATGCTAATTTATTTTATTTTGATTTTAATGATTTAACAACAGATGATAATGCTACTGTTGTAAAGCCTAATGTCATTCCAGCTGTTAATCCTGGTAGATGGGTAAGCTTTGGCTACACATCGGGAGGAGGTGGTGGAGGCAGCAATCCAATAGGACCAGCTGGAGGTGACTTAGATAATACATATCCAAACCCTATAGTTGTGGATATTCATATTCCTGCAAATAATGGAGATATTCTTTATTACAATAATGGATGGCAGAAGTTATCAATTGGAACATCAAGTCAAGTATTAGTGAGTAATGGATCTGTGCCAATATGGCAAACAAATGGAGCCTCCTCTAATCCAACAGGACCAGCTGGAGGAGATTTGTCTGGAACATATCCAAATCCAACAGTTAGAGATCTTACAATAACCTCAGAAGTAAGAGGAGCAATATTGTATTTTAATGGAAGCAATTGGGTTGTGTTGGGTCCATCAACAGCGGGATATGTATTACAAACAAATGGACCTGGTGCAGATCCTACTTATGTGGCTCCAACAACAGCTAGCTTACCAGCTCCTACAACATATTCACAAGTATTAGTTAGCTTAGATGGCATTGATGGTAATCAAACAATGGCATCAATATTAATTAATGAAGATGGTAACATTATTTTTGATGATGATGGACGCGTACTCTTCTGGTAAGGGATAATTTATGACAGCAAATGGTTTTCATGGTAATCAAAATATTTTAAATGATCAGTCAATACATTCTATTGTTCGTTGGAAATATGCAGATGGTACGGCTCGATTAGCTGCAACTGGTTTTACCATTAATGATGGTTATGGAGTTGCATTCCAAGAATCAGATTCTACTTATTGGGTATTAACAAGTTATTCTCCAATTGTATGGGATGAAATGACTAGCTCTAATTCTACATTAGCTGGTGATGTTACAGGACCATTAGCATCAAATACAATTTCAAATGATGTAGTTACTTTTGCTAAGATGCAGAATATTGCAACAAACTCATTAATAGGTAGAGATACAGCTGGTAGTGGTGATCCAGAAACAATTTTATTAAATGCCACATTAGAAATGGATGGTTCTAATAATTTACAAAGAGCTGCTCTTACAGGTGATATTACAGCTACAGCAGGATCAAATACAACAGCAATTGCAGCTGGTGTCATAGTCAATGCCGATGTAAATGCAAGTGCTGCAATTGATTTATCTAAATTACAAACAATCACAACTGATAGACTATTAGGTAGAGATACGGCTGGCACAGGTTCTATTGAGCAAGTTTCATTAGGTAATGGGTTGGCATTTTCTGGTTCAACGTCTATTACGACAAATATTGATGGCACTTCTTTAGAATATAATTCTGGAGCTATTAGAAGAGCAGCTATTACAGGTGATGTAACGATAGCAGCAGGAGCAAATTCTGCAACAGTAACCGATCTTACAATAACATCAGAAGCTCAGGGAGACATACTTTACAGAAATGCAACTAACTGGGTTAGATTAGCAGCATCAACTGATGGATATGTCCTCACAACTCATGGAGCAGCAGCAAATCCTACTTGGGCAGCAAGTTCTGGTGGTGGGCTTACTCCAGGCACAATTACAGGACAAATATTATACTGGAATGGTTCAGCATTTGTTGTATTAAATCCAGGAACTGATGGATATGTCCTCACAACTCATGGTAATGGAGCAGCACCAACATGGGCAAGACCATTAGTAAAACAAACAGTAATTACGGCTGATGCAACATATACTCCAACAACTGGGATGCAATATTGCAAAGTACAGATTTGGGGTGGTGGTGGTTGGGGTGCCTCTGCAACTACTGCTGGTGGTTCAGCATCTTGTGGTGCCGGAGGTGGTGGTGGTGGTGGTTATGCTGAGGATTTATTTTCTGCAGCTCAAATTGGAGTATCAAAAGCAGTAGTTATTGGAGCAGGTGGTACATCAGCAGCAGTTAATGGTGGTAACTCAACATTTGGATCAACATTACTTGTAGCAAATGGTGGTAGCTCAGCACCTGCTGGTACATCTACAGGTGGTTCAGGTGGGTTTAATCTTGGGGGAGCTGGTGGTACAGCATCAGGCTCATCAGGAGCAGCATCATTAAGGACATATTCAGGAACCAGGGGTGGTGACGGTGGTTCTTATGTTAATAACTCAGCAACTACAGGTGGTTTTGTTGTTGGTGGCTCTGGTGGTATGCCTTGGGGTGGCATGGCAAATCCAAGTCGTATAGTTGGTAACAATAACTCATCTGGTGACGTAAGTCAACAAGGATCTGTTGGTATTGGACCAGGATCTGGTGGTTCAGGTTCAGTTAATTTTACTGAGAATGCTACCATTTCAGGTGCTAATGGTTTTAGAGGAGAATGTATTATTACAGAATACATTTATGCTTAAAATGAATTGGGGCTTTTCAGCCCCAATTCAATATTTTAATTAATCAATGTTAATTAACCAATACTAATTGTACCAGTACCAGTACCATTTACAGGTTCATCGTTAGTATTATTTCCAGTAAGCAATGAAGTATGGAAAGTACCCTCTGCAATTGTAGCTGAGTTAGATACAGCTACAGTGGTATAATTTTGAATAGCAGTTAAATAAATCAAAGCTCTTGCTTTTTCATAAGCTACTAATTGAGGATCTGTAGGCTCCTCTTCTGGGGTACCAATGGTGATATTGTTGAGATCGGCACAAGCTTGACCAACAGAATCGGCAACTGATTGTAGTGACATAATATTTCCTTTTGTTAACGTCAGACGAAATTGTCTGATGAATTTGATTATGAATCATTTGATTTATTAGTCAAGAATAATTCATGTTTTAAATTTGTATTAAATAATAAGGTTAAAATTGTAATAGGATTAAAATGAGCTCATCTTCAAATGAAAAATTATCTGTAATAGTGGAAAATTTGAAAGAAAATTCTGACAAATTAGATAATAGAATTACAATATTATCAGATAAATTAGATGATCGTTTTGAAAAGTTCAATGATAAACTTGACAAACATAATGATGAGTTAATTAAACTATTCCACCAGCAACAAATAAATATTGTAAAAATTACATCTACACAAGAATGTATGAGTAAAAAAATTGATAGTCATGATAGACTATTTTCATTTGTTGGAAAACATAGAAAAAAAATCCTTACAGCATTTGTTGCACTTATTACTGCTTGCACACCAATAAGTAAAGAAATTGTTGATATTATTAAAGCATTTGTTTAATAATTTTATTTAAAATAAACACAACAACTATAGTTACAATAATAATAAAAAATATTAGCATGGCAATTTCCTTATGAACACTATTTACAATTTAAAAGAATTTAAATTTTCCACAAGATCATTAAAAATACTTGGGACAATTGATATTGATTTACAAAGAATTATTCTTAAAGCTCTTACTCTACAAAAAAATGACTTGAGTGTTTCAGAGGGATTAAGAACAATTGAAACACAAATTGAATATGTAAAACGTAAAGCTAGTAAAACATACAATAGCCGACATTTACATGGCTATGCTTGTGATTTGTATGTATTAGATGAAGATAATAATAAAGCTATGCTTTCTGGAAAAAATATTATTCCATTTTATTCTGAATTATGGGAAAATATGAAACAAGCCTCAAATGAAATATTTGGTAAAAATGTTTTACGTTGGGGCGGTGATTTTGATGAAAATGAAAAAGTAGATGGTACGTTTTTAGATTTGTGCCATTATGAACTACACAAGAATTTTTATCCGGATAAAGAAGATGTGTTGAAAGATCTTAGAAAAAGAGGGTTGATAAAATAAAATGAAAAAATCAATTTACAATGGAATTTATCTTAAAAAAGCTAAAGTAGATAATTATTGGTGTTCTCAGATTTATGTTCATCCAAATCAAATTTACATTAAATCATTTTCAATAAATAAATATGGTAGTGAAAAATCTGAAATAATGGCTGCAAAAAGTTATAATGATTATGTAATAAATAACAATTTATTATCTACACATGGTAAATATTTAAATGAATTAGAATGATATGATTAAATTAATATGTTTTGACTATGATGGAATTTTATTGGATTTGTGCGAATGTCATAAACAAAATTTAAATGATGCAATAGAACAAATTGCAGGAATTGAATATGTTATTTCTGATAAAGAACATTGTGACATTTACAATGGTTTGTCAACAAAAACAAAATTAGAATTATTAATTAAATTAAAATCATTGCCAGAACATTATGTTGAAGACATAAAGAAATTAAAACAGAGTTTAACATTACAAGAATTATCAAATAAAATTAAATTTCCTATTAATACAATATTAATTAATGATTTAAAGAAATTGAAATCAGAAGGTATTAAGCTAGCTGTATGTAGTAATGCGAAATATGAAACTGTTGAAAAGGGATTAAGGACAATTGGTGTGTTTAATTTATTTGATAGTGTATTAGGTAATGATAATATTGTCAATAAGCCATCACCTGAAATTTATCAAATTACAATGAAGCTGTTTAATGTAAATTGTAATGATACATTAATATTGGAAGATAGTGATGTAGGTTTAAAAGCTGCTTATGCTAGTGGAGCTTATGTAATGAAAATAGAAAATGTTTTTGATGTTACATATTCAAATATTAAGAATATGTTAAATAATATTGGGAGGCTGTAAACAGCCTCCCAAATGTTATTATTCAGAATCCCCAATATTCATTAAATTCTTCAATATGGTGAGGTTGGATTTCTTTAATTTCACTTGATGATGTTTGATAATACATCAGGTCATTTTTATCTTTATTGTGATCAAGTCCTAGGTAGTGCCCAATTTCATGTTTAACAGTATTTTCAAATTGCTCGCTATTCAATCCCTTAACAATTTGGATACGACCAACAGCATCCTTATCAACTCCAGTAGAGCCTACTTTATCAGGATCATTCCAAATTTCCTCAACAGCTTTGATAGAAAAAGCTGAATTTTCTTTTGTTACTTGTTGAATAGTTACATCAACATCAAAATTATGATCAGTAGCTACTTCCCATTCATTAATGGATTTTTCAATTAATTCAATTTCTGAATCTGAAAAATCTGAATCAACTATAATTGTATGAGTTAGACGTTCATGCATCCAACTAATATCAGATGATTGGCAAGCTGTTGAGAGTAGAGCAACTAGGAGGAGGATTGTTTTCATATGATTATCTTACTTGATAAAATGCTTTTGTCAAATTTAATCGGGAGGCTGTTTCCAGCCTCCCTGTTTTATTTCTTTATCTTACTTGTTCTTATTTATCTTTGTCAAAACCCAGAGATGAATTGCTGTCATAACCATGATTCCAATCCAAACTGCCGTTGTCTTATCCATGAATAAATAATAGCACTCTGGTTTTAGGTGTCAAATTATTTCTTCAAAACATATTCTTGTAATAATTCTGGTGTTCCAAGGCTATTAAAATCATATGTATTAATATGATATGGGATTATTACCTTATTTAATAATTCATTAAATACAGGAGCAATGTAAAATTCCCCACCTACTCTTTTATTATCATCTTTAATCATTTCTTCTGCAGCTTGAACAAAATATTTTCCATGTTTAAAATAATAACAACCTGTTGTTGCAATATCACTAATTGGTTGTTTTTCAGCTACAGCCGCAATCAAACCCTTTTTATTACCATTTTCATTAACCTTTACATAAGACCATCTTTTATCATTTTCAATTGTGCATGTAATTAAGCTTCCATCTATTTCACTATTTTCCATTGTTGTAAAAAATGTATTAAAATTAATATTAATGTATTGATCACTATTAATTATGAACAATGGTATGGAATTGTTTATTATGTCTTTAGCAAGTAGAGCAGAGCATGCAGCTCCTTCTGTCAAACCTTCTGTGTAGACAATTCTACAATCATTAACTAATTCTTTCAAATGCTTTGTTACACCATATTTTTCATGTTCTTTATTTACAATGAAAATGTAATTTGCATTTGTATTTAAATTAGCTAACACAGTAGAAATCATTGTTTTACCATTGACATCTATTAATGGTTTTGGTAGTAAATATGATTGTGACATAAATCTACTACCAGCACCGCTCATTGGTATGAGTATGTTTAAATTACGTTTCATTTATTATTCTACCCAAAAATCTTCTGCTTTGTAAATTTCATTTCCTACTTTAAATTTATCTGTTAATAACTTTTTGTAATCATTTTCTTTAAAACAAACATAATTATCAGTTCTTGATATTGCAGATATTTTAAATAAATTATTTTGAATAATTACACTTATTTGTTTTTAATTCCAATTTAAGATAAATTGTATTATTAAAGTCCTCATGTTGAGGAATATTAAAATCTATTTCATCATCATCTGTTGATAAATCCAACATAGTAAATGTGGGTATTGTCATGTATTTAACAAAATCTATTACAAAATAATCTTGCCCATACTCTGCATTAAAATCATAATTACAACTCATTTTATTTTACTCCAATATTAACATTTTCTTAGCTGTTTCATATTCTTCTGCTGAAATTTCATAAGATCTAAATCTATCACATATCATTAGCCCATAACAATTATTAAGACTCATTACAAATTCTGATATATCTTTTGAATCTTTTGAATCTTTTGTGATATTAAATAGTATGTAAAATACAATATTATTTTCAAATAATATTTTTACATAGTATGCATTATTAATCTTGAATGCTTTGTGATGAATAATTTTACTATTACTCATTTTAGCACCAACATTTTCTTTGCTTGTTCATATTCTTCTTTTGTTATTTGATATTTTTCTTTTTTCCAATCAGAATTTTGGCAACTGTAAATTATTGTATTATTTTCTTTACATATTTCTTTATCATAAATTTTATTATTAAATAAAAAAACTTCATTACCATTTTTTTGTAGAAACATTTTAATTACCTACATTCAAAATTACATTTTCACTCTTTTGTTTATTAAAACTTGACTTCTTAATAAAATCTAAATGCTTATACCATCTACCTTTATTTGTTTTTATTTTAATAATTTTATTTTCTTTTAATACATTTTGAATTAATAAAATGTTTTCATTATTAAGATTCATTTCTAATTTAATTAATATCCAATTATGCACACTACTTGGCATTTGATTAACAGAAAAATCAAAATTATCTAATGCAATTTTAAGAATTTTTTCTTTCAAAGCATTTTGTTTATGTTTTTCTATTAATTGTGCTAAAATATTATTAGACATTTTTCAAATTAACCTGTGAAAAGAACATTCTAAACAATCTATCTTTATTTTCTTTTAGCCATGTTTGAAATTCAGATTCTGTAAGAAATGTTTTATTTTCTTTTTGTGCTTGCCCAGATGCCCATACAATAAATTTTTTAGCCAATACCAATCTATTATCAGCATTTTTTCTAATTTTTCTTAATGAATTACTCATAACTCAAACTCCTCTAATATGTCATTTAAATATGATCTTAATAATACAATATCATCAGTCCATTCAGCTGATTTAACATAAATACCTTTTTCAGTATCTTTATTTTTGTAAATTTCATTTCCATTAATTTTCTTAATACATTTTTTATTACCATTGTATGGAAATGTCCAGCTATCATGATAAATCAATTTATTATTATCTATTAAATGTTGCTTAACAAGTAATTCAATTAGTTTAGAATTTTTACCTAAATGATATTGTGCACAAATAGATATGCTATCTTTACAATATTCTTTTTTATTTAAATCAGAAATTCTATTTTGAACATCTTCGCTCCATCCAATTTTAAATAAATTCTTTTTTACAGTGAAATTGTATTCATATTTTAAAATGTAAACAATACTATTACTTGGAGGGGATGTAGGATTATTTCCTACTTTATGTGCCTCATGTTTTGAATAAGGGTTAAAAACATTTAAATTCAAATTTAAATTATTATTTAATAATTTATTAATTACATTATTAGATAAATTATGTTCAATTTGATTAATTGATTTAAAATTCATAGATTGAGCTAACTGTAATCCTTTAAAATTAAATACCCATGAATGGAAGTAATTTTTATCTATTTTTTTATTTTCTTTATCATAGTAAAGATATTTTAAATATGTTGAAACAAAATCGTCTTGTATTTTTTTTGTATTGTTCATAATTACATTCCATAATATTAGTCTAAAATAGTTGTTTTATTGTAAATTTCTAATGCGTAATTTAATTGATCTAATGAATATTTTGTTTTAACAATTTTAAAATAATCTTCCTGTGGATTATCATTATTTTGTTTAATTAACTCATCTACAAAATTTGGATTTTCACCTAAAATAATAAGTAGTTTTGTTAAACTAACATTACAATATTTTATTTTATCTGTTACTGTAAATTTATCTGTTGAATAAAATTTATTTAATAAATTATTTAAACTATCGTGTTTTGCATTATCAAAACACCTATCACAATGTTTGTAGGCAAGATGGGTGTTTGAGCAATATTTACAACTAACATGTGTCGACCATTTTCGAGTTAAAAGTTGTAATTGAATATTAAATAATTGTAATGATATTTTGCCAGATTGGAAACTATCATTTAAATCACCAAATTCTTTTTCAAATAATTGTTCATTTTCCACTAATATTTCCTTAAATGTCTTAGTAATTGTCATTTTTTTCCTTATGCAAAGATACTAACTCTATCATATTTTAAACAAAGAATTTTAAGTTGTTCTGGCAAACCCCACCATTGATAACATTCCTGAATGTACTTAATTTTTGTATTTGTATTAGGAAGAACTCTAATTGTATTATTAGACATAAAATTAACTAATACATTACATACTATTTTTCCATGAAATAATAATTCACAAGTTAGCCTAAATTTAGTTTGATAATTCATAATTAATTCATAATCAATAACTTTAATTTCATGTATCATTTTTTATTCTCTACATCTACCCATGTATTATTAATTAATACATAATTGTTATTAACATGATTTAAATACTCTAAAGTATTTGTTGTAATAAAAATATGCTTGTAAAAATAATAAAATGTATTAGTATAACAACCTTGTATGTATGAGTAGTTAGGTTCTTTAGGTTTCTTTTCTTTTTTCATATTCATTGCAATTCTAATTGTTTTAAAAACTCATTAAAAGATTTTGGATTATCAAAAATATCTTTTGCTTGTTCATTTATTGGTAAAATTATTAAATCATGTTTACTTACAAAAAATTTAAATAAAAAGCCTTTATCTGTTTCTTTTGTAAGAATAATAAAATATGGATTATCATTATGTAATTTATTATAATTCTTAATAGTTTCATTAGTTAATCTATTATTCATATAATAATTATAATCTTGATAATCTAATATTATTTGTCCATATTTAGTTGAAAATAAATATTTTATCATTTTATCACCTCAATGATTTACAAACACAAAAAATCATTATTGTAAAAATAGCTATAATTCCAGCTGCACAAAATAATATTTTATCTGTAAATACAAATAGTATCCAATTTAATAAACCAAAAATTAAAGCAACAACAATTCCAAAATCAAAATTTATTTTCATATCTTGCATTTCTTTCTTTTGCTTTACATAATCAAAATAATCTTTTGTAGATATTTTTTTCATTTTAGCACCATTGCAAAATATTGCTCAAATGGAAGTTGTTTGTATTCTAAAATTTTACAACTAATTGTATTATATTTTTTAAAATATTTATTTAATTTTTCTTGTGATATTGAAAAGTTTTCTAATGTTATTATTTTGAAAAGTTTCATTTTAATACCAATAATTTCTTTGCGTTTAAATATTCTTGTTCTGTTATTTGAATAATATCAATAATTGAAGGGTTAGAAGTTACATAATTCATTGATATCAATGAATAAATTGTTTGATAATTAACAATTTCTTTTTCATATCTTTTATTTTCTAAATAAAAACTTTCAACAATTACATTACTCATATAATCAATTTTCATTTTAGCACCAACATTTTCTTAGCTGATTCGTATTCTTCTTTTGTTATTTCAGTTAAACCAGTTTGTTCTATTAATTCTACTTTAAATTTGTAATAAATAAAATCACATACTTTAAATCTATTATAATAGATATTTACATAATAATTATTCAAATTCAACCAATTTGACAATTCAAAATTCTCATCATAATCTGAGTCAAATTCTAAACTACAAGAAGTAGTATTATCAATTTTATGTTTGTAATATTTCATTATCATTTACCACATGTAGGACATTTTGGACAAGGAGTAATGACATTAATTTTGCTATGTAATGATTCTGTCAATACTGATTGAATAGGAGTATAATTAGTATGAATTACATCAGAACTAATATTATAAGTTTCTGCTGTAAGTTGTCCATCATCATTTAAAACAAATGCTCGTCTGCCAATAAAATGTGATTGTTTATCATCTAATTTAGATTCAATTCTTTTCAAAACTTCCAAAATTTCTTTTAATAAAATATTATGTTCCATCACCACTCCAATCTAATGATAATTCTTTCTTATCATTAAAAATATTCTGTTAATTGACCATTCTCATCCCATTCTTTGCATGCAGGTCCATTAGGAT